TTATCCTCTTATTTTTATGGTATAATGCTCTTCTAGACCAGCAGTTATTTGTTCTATATGATCAATCATCAAAGGTTTTTCATCTAAGCCAAACTCATTGATTAGATCACGATTATTTACTGGGTCATTTATTCTATATAAACGCAAATTGTTTTGGATTTGATCTCTAGTTGCATGCGAGGCATTTTCCACTTCTATTGTAAGATGTAATGTAATTTTCATATGTATGTTTTTTAAGTATATACTAAAAATATATAAAAGTTTAGTCAATTGGTAAAAAAAATTAAAAACCGATACATTGTATCGGCTTTTAAATACAGTTTAATCATTGTGTAAATCGTCTTTCGTTCCAACCAAGTTTTCCTTCTTCTGAATCCATTTTCCCTAAGCGATGTTCTTTACTTTCTTGCTGATATACTTTAGGTTTTGGTTTATTCCTGTACATAACTAAGTAATAATAATCTAATTTGCTGTTCTCACGCAATTGTAGACCACCGCTTACATGTTCATATCTAAAATTCAGGTAAATCAACACTTTTGCTAATTCAAGAGTATTGTCCTTGCCTAGACACCAGTACAATAAATTTCCTTGCTCTAGTAAGATTTTAAGTGCTTTATAACCTCGTGAAGTTGTTTTTAACCGAGATGATGCAAGTATATATGCATCAACCTCTAATTCTTGTGATGATGTCATGATCGTAATTTTTTGAACAGTAAAATTACGTTAGATTTTAATTGTCAATTAAGAAATGTATGTGCTAAATTGGAACAAAAATATATTTATTTTTTTTAGGTGGCATTTTCCTTGTTGGTAATTATAGTATGGACGTAGCTTATAATCATAGTAAGTAAAAATGAAAATATAAATATATTATGAATAAAAAATATTGTGTTAGCAATTTTGCTTTTTGGGACTAAATTACTAGTAATGAAAATATTCATCGAATACGGTAGTACGTTTTTATAAGACCAAAATTTATTTGAATTAATTTCATCGATAGCCTTGTTTTTTCTAACTTCTAAATCTTTAAGATTAGCTATTTCACTAATAAGTAAATTCTTTAAGTTAATATAATCAATATCTGCATTCACAGATAACAAGAAAGATCCATTTTTCTTATAAATATTAAAACAGTTTATTGGTTCTGGTGGGTGTTTACCACCTCTGTCTATCGTTCTGAATGTCGAAATTACAATATAGTTTGACAAAATAAACATTTGATTTTCGCTTATCTTTTCTTGTGTTAGATTTATAAAATCTTTTTCATTTTTAATTAAATCATTAAGAACTCTTTGTTTAACAATGTTAGATTTTCCATAAATTTTCCTAACCAGCAGATATTGATTTGATTTTTCAGATTGTAATATGTCTTGTTCAATTTTTAAATTATTTGGATTTGAGTTAAGTAAGAAAGTATAACAAAAAGGGAAGACAACAAAATGAAAAAAAACGAAAATAGAAATAAGAAGATACAGTATATTTTTCTTAATTAGGTATAGATAAATAAATGCTCCTGCGAGTGCAACGAAGACAATAATAATCATTATGTCAAATATATACTCTTCACCTTCTTGTTTTGTATAAATAATATAAGGCAAAGTAGTTGCTAAACCTATCATTGCCATTATTAAACTAAGGATAGGTTCTATAGCTTTCAGTCTGTTGTGAATTGAATTCATTTTTTAACTATTTGTACGAAATTATCTTTTTAAATTGAATCTGCATAAAATCTTTTCTTTTATTTTGAATTAAAACTAATTATTTAAATCTTTTGCGCAACTAAAAATACAGCAAAGCCAGCGTTAGAAGACTTATTGTCATCCAACGCTGGCTTTGTGCTAAATTAAATTACTCTGAGAAAGTATTAATTTGTTGGAGGACTTTTTTAAGTTCCGTCCCCTGAAACTATCTTTTTAAAAACTCTTCAATTTCCCTATCTAGCATAATTGAAGCGATACAATGTCCTTTATTTTTCCATTGGCTGAAGTCAATTGCATACAGGATGTAATACAATAGTAAACCTGACCATGAGAGTGTTTTTTCTATTTTCTTCTTTCCTATACAGCTAGACAATGTTTCACCAAAGCGTCCAAACGCATATCCGCCTGTTGAAAAAATTAGCGTCCAAAAGTCACTAAACAAATAATTTGCAAAAACATCAATCTTAAATGCCTTTGTAAACTTTCTTTTTGATATTACTTTAAACCATTTTCTCTTACGAACATTTATAAATAAAGATGTTAATTCATCCAAAATGTAAATAATTACAAAAAGGATTAACGCTATAATTGACAGTAAAAAACCCATTATTGAAGATTTAAGATAATAAGTTCTTTCACCGTCATCGGCTCCATACCAAAAACCTGATTATTAAAAACAGTCAAGATTGCAGGATCAGTCTCAGAATCAAAAGCGTTTATTAATTCATCTTTATATCCTGTTCGCAAATATGCTTGATAAATCACACCGTATTTTGCATATAGCATGGCATATAATTTCGGGTTTTGAGCATTTAACCATTCATCAGCCGAATAACGTTCCTCTTTTAAGATTTTACGCTGTTTTTGACTTGAAAAACCACTAATCGTTTCAGTTCCGTCTCCAACAAAAACAGGTTGCAAACTGAAATAATAAGGCTGTAACTTTTTAGTATACGCAATTTCACCCGCCCAATCATAATAGTGAATGGATTTACCCATACCAAGGAAAATATTATTGTATGTCGTTTCTTCGAATGTGAAATCACCTAGAATTTTTTCATATATAATACGAACCGCCTCGCGTCCGCTTTTATCATAGTATGATTTTGAAACCTTACAGCCTTTCATGTTGTAATCCGGTTCCTGAGCATATAAAAATGGTAAACAGTCAAAGCTAATGTCTGTACTCATGTTTCCCATTGTTTGAAATTTCTCTAAGTAGTATTCAATAACTATTTTTGCACTCATATTTTTTTAAGTCGTTTCTACGTATTTAATATTAAAAATGTCTAACATCTTTGTTCTAAATTGTATTTTAAGATTGTTAGGAAATGATGTTGTCAAGGTTATACTTCCTTTAAGTACACCATTGGCATAACTTGATAATATTCGAGTTGAAGCGTTGTAACGATACTCAATAATTACATGTGTATTCCAAAATTCTATAAAACCTGTACCGCTAAATAAAAATGCATTTGAAGGAGTATATGCACCAGCCTCTAAGTAAGAAGTTGAATTACCGACAAACACATGACGCATTTGTAATGCATTATTTGTGACATCCAAAAAACATAAATTCATAAAAGCATCTACACCAGTATTTGGAACTTGATTGTTGGTAAGGTTTCCATAGTAAGGAGAAACACCAACATAGAAGGAAAATCTCCAATTTTTTGTTACATCAAGAGCTTTAGATGATATTGCCTGATTTACAACTGTTACATTTGAAACAATTAAATTAGAATCTACTGACGAAATTGCGCTAGTTAATGAAGGAAAATCACTTGATGAATAATTGTAAACATTTCCTAAAACAATTAGCATTCTGCCCGGAAAGGTTGCACTCAAACCATTATTCAAAATGACATCAAAAAAGCCTTCCGCACTTCCGGTTGTAACATTAACACGAACCTCATTATCACTAATAAACGTTTTGTTGTTGATCGTTTGTCCAACAATTTGAACAGTCATTGATGGTGTAAAAAAAGCGCCTTTTAAAATGAAGTTACCTGTGTTTGTTGGTAAATAACTATCCGGTATTAACATATCTAAATATGGTGCCGGAGCTGTGGCAATAGTGTACATTCTTAAATTACCATTAGCGTCGGCACTTAAAACTTTATTGGTAGGCAATTGTCCATCATTACGAGTATTGGGATAATTGCTCAATGTTAAATCTTTGTTCATCCATAAAGTTACGGCTTCAACATTCGAAGTTGTTATAGCAGGTTGTCCTATTCCAAAACTACGCCCATTTAAAAGCAGCTTAAAAGTACGTCCAGTGTCTGATAATTGATATTCCACAATTTCATTTGAAGCAACAACCAATACGGGATTTAAAGCATTAATGTAAGATACAAAACCAGCAACATCTTGCGTTGTTAAGTTCGCTGATGTAATCGTTTTCAATGTTTGGGTTAACCCAATACTCATATCACCACTGCCTAATAATGAATTCCCATTGATGGTTTTGATATTGTTACCTGAAATCAAAGAAGCTTGTTTTCCTGATAAACCTGTTGTTAATGCATCTACTGCAATCTTCAAACTTTTCCCCATTTCAGCCGTCAAGGCTTTGGTTACACCTCCTGTTGTTAAATCATTAACTAGTATCGTATTAAGTGAAGTTTGCACCACTTCAATTGCATCAACTATCTCCTGAACTGTGTCAAGATTTACATTGTCTGAGGTTAAAAGATTATTAATTGTATTGATTTGATTTTGTAAAATCTTACCCTGTTCTGCTGACAACAAAGCATGTTCACCTCCTGAAATCAAATCATTAGTAATTGTTAAATATTCAGAGGCAATTTTGACAACTTCATTTAAAGGAGCATATCCATTTGCAACACCTCGTTTTGACTTATCTTCTTTTAAATTAAACTGTTCACTATGAGAATTTGGATTTGAAATATGGTCTTCAAAAATTTCATTCTCAACTTTGTTTAATAGAAGTTCATCTATTCCATCCATATCAGTTAAAGAAATTTTTTCGCTTTTATGGCGAAAACTATCCCATGTGTCCCAAAACTGTTGCTGAGTTGGAACAAAACCGGTTTTGAACCAGTTTTTAATTGTGTTTAAAGCTGTTATTGCCATTATCCTTTGTATATAATAAAATGTACAATTCTGTACGGATTCATAATGCTAAATGGTTGATCTCCACCTATTGTATTTGTATTGGCTTCTTCAAATTGCTGGAAAGGAAAATCGTCTGATGCGGTTCTGTAACCACGTCCTGCTTTAGCCTTCATATATTTAAAGAAATGGCTTGGCAATTCACCGATAGACAGTGTTTTTGATTTCGAACCGTTTGCACTTCCTAAATTGGCAAAATCAGGATCATCAGGATTTAAACCGACTGGCATTCGTCCACGCAAGTTTACATATTCTTCCCATCCGGCTGGAATTTCTGCCAATGGTCTGCCCCAAATAGCAATTAAGCCTAATGGGATATTACTTGGTTTTGCTTCGAGTATTGCGATTCTTGAAATCAATGAGTCTAAAGCTGTTTGAGTTGCTTTTTCTGCTAATGCTTTAGGAATATTTTTAGTTTCAAAACCTCGCTTAAAATCAGCCCACGGATACTGCGTTGTTGCACTTCCAAATTGGGCATGCCTGATAAATTTTACTTCGTGTGAGTTACCATCTTCAAATTCGAGAGACTGTTTTGTTTCAACAATTATAACATTTGTTGTCGGCACACCTCCCTTAAAAGGTAGAGGTTCGCCATTAATAAAAACCACACCATCCGAAATACCGTTTCCGTTCGCCTCGCAACCTTGTATAATTGAAAAATTCCCAACAATCCAGCCAAAGGCTTTAAACAGCTCATAGGCTGTCTGCATATCTGCTAGAATATCAGTTTCAAATGGAAATCCAACACTTTGATTAAAATTGAATCTATTCATATTGGGTAAATTTTATATCGTTTTGATGCCAGTTTGTAAAAAACAATTAAGGCATCTAATTGATGTTTTGATTGATTAATAATTTCAGACGGAACATAGACGTTAAAATCTGCTCCTGTATTTAGGTATTCGGCATTTTGATAAATGAACATTTTACCTAAAAACACAGGCTTTTTTTCTGCTCTTGTATAAATGTATTTTCGTCTGAAGGAATTTCCTTCGTCAATGTAGATCCGTCTAAGTGAAGGGTCTAGATTGTCGTTAAGCACTTTCCTTAAATAACAGACCTGTCCGGTATGTTTAAGTTTGTACCAATCACTTAACCTTTTTACTTTCCATTGATAGTGAAGGTTTGAAATAGGCAATACGAGTGAATTTAGATAAGCTATAAGACCCTTTTTCCTTAGAAAAGTTGGTGTTAAAAGCAATACCAGTTTTTCAAAATTTATATTAAACCACATAGCTTACAGAATCAAAGTTTACAATTTCAAAATATCCGGCAATTGGTATCGTCTTTATATTAATTGGTGTAAACTCTGTATATTGCGAGGTCAAAACATCGTAATAACTTGAAGTTGCTGTAACTATATGTGCATTGATTACACCTGATACAGACCTTAATTTTTCTATAAGGTCGTTTATTACTAACTCACCATCAAAAGGCAGGGATTTCATGTAACTTTTGATTTCAGCTTCAACTGGCTTTCCACCATTTAATATACTGCTGCCGTTTTCATCAAGTACCAAAACATCCCTGTAAATTATCATGTTTAGAAGCAATTTATCTGCTGGATTGTTAACGACGGCTATTTTTACACCTGCGTACTTAATCTCATTTAAGTATTCTGTAAAACTTGCTATTTGTGTATTATCTAAAGGCGTTAAGAAATCGCTTTCCTCGCTTGCAACTTTTATGATTAGTCTGTTGCTTTCTGTAGATTCTTTCACAGAACAGTATTTTATAATTTTAGATGCTTCAATGGCATCATCATTAAATCCGGTATTATCAAACTGATCACTATCAGCTATTAAATCAAATCCGTACTGAAATGCTAACGACATGTTTCTATACCATCTCGGTGTTCCTGATTTCTGCTCGTAAATTGCAGTGTCAATTTCTTTTTTGTGATTATCAAAAACTACTTCAAGCGCCCATATTGAAAACGAGATTACATGAGCATATAAACGATATATAGCTACTTTACTGGTCGAATTTAAAGCTGATAACGTTTCATCTGAAGCAACCCGATCTAAAATTTCTTTTTGTATTAATTCGATTTGTCTTGCCATTTTATCCTACTATAAAATCATTTTGGATTATCATAAAACCAATTCCGGTTGGTCGAACCTCTAAAGTATCGATACCGCCTGTAGCGACTACCTGTTCTTTTACTGCTAAATAATCAACCAGTTCAGGAAACACTAAAGGGCTTTTTACAACTTCTATTTTTTGTGCTGGCTCGATATTATCGGTGATCGACATTCCATTTAATAATGCTAATTCAAAAACGGTCAAAACATTGCCATTCTCCTGAATAGCAATGTCAAATAAGTTTTGATTATGAAGTACGGTTAATTGCATGTTTTCTTAAGGTTCTGTTTTCTCGTTTGAGTTCAATAATTTCCTGCTGTTGAAGCTTAATTTTTCTGTCTTTTAGCTTTAGTTCTTCTTCCAACTGTAAAATTTTACGATTCATAAGATCTTCAAACTCTTTGTATCTTGTTTCATACCTGTTTTTCAGATCGTCTAAAATTTCTTTATAATGACCTGATAACTTAATATCATTATCAATTGCAGTGGACTCAGCATTTTCTTGGGCTTGTAATACTTCTACTTTATATTTGCTTTTTGCAAAAAGGAAAGTAAAATAACCTGTGCCACCTATGGCAGTTAGAATTGAAGAGATATAAACTAAAATATTATCCATTTAAACATCATTTAAAAACTGATTAAACTTTTCTTTAACTGCCGAAAATTGTGATGCATTTATTAATGTTGTAGTATTTCCAGCTCCGGCACTTGTAGTTACAACAAAACTCATATTTTCAACTGCTGTTATTAATTCAGCAATTAAACTTTTGAGCGTTTCATTCTCTTTTTTTAATAAAAAGCCTTTTTCAGAAACTTTAAATTGTACTGCTTTTATATTCAGATCTAAACTTTCTATATCTGAATAAGTTTCGATGTACAACCTTTTAAGATCTTCATTAATCGGGCTGACTAAAACAGAACTTCCAACCACTGGAAACAAAAAAAACTTATTTTCTTTTCCATCAATGATAGAGCATAATTGTACGTCTGTATATTCAATCTCGTCATCAGAAACAATACATGTACCTTGCGTTTTATTTACTGAAATCACTGTTACTGGAAAAGTGTCTACATCTCTTTTTTTAAGTTTTCTTAAAGCGTCTTGTAGTTCCTTTTTCATTATAAACGATTTCCAATTGTTACTTTTCTTCTTGCGCCTCCTGTACTTAATGTTGTCACAACTTTTTTAATAAAATAATTGCCTTCACGGTTTTGGTGGTCACTATCAATAAATTTGGCTTTCATTCCTCTTGTTGCATAGGGAATTAAAAAACTTGTAATATCACCATCAAAGCCATCGTATTTAAGCTTTTCAATTTCAGCTAATGCCATTTCTTCAAGTTTTTTCAAATCCGAAATCACAGAAGTATGGTATTCTCGTTGCTCGCCATCAGGATCACCAACCTCAATACTTTGACGCTTATTTTTTGTATCTATATAAGTGTATTTGATCTTTATTTTCCGATCATCTTTACTCTTAAATTCTAGATTATTTTCAACAAGGTTATAATTCAAATCGTAAACAACTGTTTGCCCAATGTTCGTTAATTGTTGTAAGCCACAATAAAGTTTTCCTTCATCTGTAATGAAAACAGACATCAAAAGATCTTTTTTTAAACTTTCTAAAACTTGTGCACCATTTGCATTCCTTATAATCCATTTATTAAGTTGAACAGCCGGAATACGATCGGCAAGTTTCACAGGAGTGTCTTTAACTACCTCCTGTAAAATTTCCTTCATTGTGGTTTTTTCCCAAGTTTTAGTAATTTTTTTTCTTCTTAAAAGCCAAATAGCGTCTTCACAATGAATTTCGAGAGGAACTTTAGGACTTATCTTTTTTACAAATCCGGTAAATTCGACACCTGAATATTTACCTTCATATCCTAAAGTGATTGTTACTGGATCGCCAACCTTAATTGCATTTTCAGTAAACTTTTGTTCGCCATTCTGTTTTACTTTAAATCGTGTAGGAAGCTTAATAACTGCGGTATCTCCCATTTCCTCAACTGATTTTGTTATTTCAATATCATTTACGGCATTAAAAGTAAAATCGCCTATTTCAACCTTTCCCTCGAGTATAAACATTATGCTAATAAGTTAATTTTTGTTTGATCCTTTTCGTTTAAATCAGCAAAGAAATCAGTATCGCTGATTGCTTTAATTGTGTATCTCTGCATTCCTGATTCGCCTATCATTTCATCAAATTGGATATCTTCAATGACGATACTTCTAATCCCGAAAAGCTCGAAAAAAGCATTTTCCTCCACTTGAAGCGCATCATTGATATTTACCAATTCATCAAGAGCCTTAACCTGATCTGAAGGGTAAACTTCAGGATCATACTTGTCGACACAAACACCTTTTATTGAGATTATGTAATCATCTGTATTGATGTATTCTTTTACAGTTCCTTTTTTGTATTTACCAACTGTAACAGTCTTGACAATTGTTTTAGTCAGTCCAATAGAAACTAATGGCTCATTTGGAAGCATGTACATTTGTCCTTTATAGGACAACTTTAATTGCATGAAATACTTTGCACCTAAAAGCTGTTTTGAGTTTATTGCACCCAAATCCGGCAAGCCATATTTTATTTTGTTCTTTTTCCACCATTGTGGAAAATGTGGTCCGACATAATCAAATGCCGCTCTTATCAGGATTTCTTTAATATTAAATTCAGCCATTAGTCAGTTTGCATTTGGTTTACACTATTGACAGCTCTCAAAATCATTTCTTGAATTTTTTCGCCTAAGCTTTCAATTCCTTTCTCTGTATTTTCAACAAAGATTTTTGTATCGTCCTGAAGCTTGCCAATGTTAACCGTTATGTGTGTCATTTTAGAACCTCCCGATACGATAGTATCTTTTTTGTCCTTTGTGTCCGTACCTTTGCCAGCTCCACCAGCCAAACCTTTATTTTTTGCTAAATAATCGTCATAAGCTCCTGTTCCGGTATCCTTTTTCCCGCCAGCATTACTGAAGCGGTCTTTTAAAGATTGGAAGTCTTTTTTTATGCCGTTAGTATCAACTTTGATCCCGACCTGACTAAATTCATTTTTGGCTTTTGATGCGCTGTCAAGCATTTTTTTGTAGCCGTCTGAAATGGCTTTTTTTCTTGCTTCAACATCGTTGTTTATTTGAGCGATCATTTTTTGATTCTCACCTGAATCGCCCATCCCTACGGCATCTTTGAATTTATACCAGCCAAGTTTAATTTTATCAATACCAATCATTAAAGTATTTACCAGTGCTGTAAAGTTGAGTTTAACGTAATCGGTATAAGTCTGCCAAAGAAATTTTGCGCCGTTAACGGTATGCTTCCAGCTTTCGCCCCAACCGCTAGTATATTTTGTTACCATTCCGATAACAAGAATCAAAGCCATAATTCCCAATACAATCCAAGTAACCGGATTGACAAGCATTAAAGCGTTAAAAACTCCAATTGCATTATTCCACAACCACCATGCACCAGTTACTATTAATATCTCTCTGCCAAAAGGAGAAAGAATATCAATTACGGTTCTCAGTCCAGTTGTTAACCAGTCCACTACAAGCAAAACACCAACCATAGCATTTCCAAACATTCCAAGAGCGTCACTTGCTTCATTAATGCCGAAAGCTACTCTTAGAAATTCGCTTAGTGCTATAATAACAGGCTGTATCATTTCAAAAAGTATCGAAAACCATTCTGAGATGTAACTTAAATTGTCGCTTAAAAAAGCTAGTCCAACACTCAAAACTGTCAGTACTCCGGTAAATATTTCGCCCGATTCTCCTCCGACCTGAACTAAAAATGTATTCCATTGATCACCGAGATTTGAAATCTTGCCGCCTAATGTTTTAGACACGGCTTCCATTGATCCGGCAACTCCTTTCATTTGTCCATACTGTAAAAGTGCCTCTGTAATGGCATCGGAATTGTTTTTTACTTCCTTTGTAACACCTTTGAAAGATAACTTGACCATATCACCACTTTTAGAAGCTTTAATACCAAACTCTTTCAATCTTTCAAATTCGCCCGTTTGAGCATCAAGCATTGCTTCGGTTAACTGGTCAAAGCCTTTTCCTTGTGATGATGCTAAATCACCCAGCTTTGTCATTTCGTCTTGAGTGGGTAGTACACCACGGTTGACGAGTTTGACGAACGATCCGGTTAACTCATTAAGCGCAAAAGGTGTTTTAGTAGCGAAGTCATTCAACATATTTAAAGCTGCTGCTCCAACCTTATCCGATTGAAATGTATTTACTAATACGGCATTAAATTTTTCATACTCACTCCGAGCCTCCACGACTTTATTAGTAAATGACCAAATCGCTGTTATCGCAAAAATGCTAGTGACCAGACTTTTTAATTTATTCCAAGAATTTTTTAAATTATCGGAAACCTTTACAGTATTATTAAGACCGTTATTTAAATTGTTTACATTGTTGACGCTCTGACCAACTGATGAAGCAATCTGCCTTAATCCGTTGCTGGCATAATCTTTTAATTTAACCATGAATTCGTAAGCAGTCATAACATCTAACTTTGTGAGGATTCTTTTTCTTTTGTTCTTATAAAATGCAGATTTTGAATTTCCTCACACCAAGTAGAATCGCTCAGTTTTTCAGGTTTTCTTATGTGCATATAATATTTTAAATAGGCATCAAACAGCCTTATATTTATGTGAATTTTTCCTTCAGGACTTGTATTAGCAAGTTCATAAGACGAGGTGTCACGAGGATCAATAACAGCCCCGTCTAAAGCTTTTTTAGCAGGGCAAATTTTTTGTTCTGCAACTTCTCAATAGCCTGATATAATGGGAATCTAATCGATGCATTATCTCGATCATTAAAAGCTTCGTCTTTTTCAAGGCATACAGCTTCAAAAAGTTTTTCCTGAGTTACGAAAGGCTTATCGCTTGGGTTTTTCTTCTCAGCAAGTTTGATATCATTTCTTGTAATGATTCGCACCTTACATTTGTATTCGCCGATTGTGATAATTGAATTGTTGCCTTCTGATTCGATCTCAGCTTCATCAAAATTGAAGAAATCTTTCATCTCTTTACGTGCCGGAAGAAAGTAATCATCATTTGTTTTGATCTCTTCATCACCGCCAATAAATAAAACATTGATCATTTCTTCACCAAAGGCTAAATTTCCGCCGTTGGTCATAGCCGTAAAAGCTCTTTTGAAATCTTTCATTTTTGGCTCACGCAGATAAGCGGTTTTGTCATCAACTGGTAATTCGTAAACAGCTCCGTGTTTTTCTTTCCATTCTGCAATTATAGCTGGTGTAATTGTCGGTTGACCTGCTGCAATTACTGCAATATTTTTTGTACTCATAATTTCTGTTTGTTTTTTAAAAAAAACCATTCTTTCGAAAAAGAATGGTTTTTAAATGTTTGAATGATTAATTTTTAGATTACTGCTGGTGTTTAACGTCAAGGAAAATAATCGGTAATTCAACAAGCATATTTTGATCTCCTTGTTTCATTCCTTTCTTGTATTCCTTAACCTCACAAGTTGTCAGAACATCTGTTACTGTTGCTCCACCGTCATTTGGCGTAAAACTCCAAATAATATCGAAGCTTAAGGCTAGAAGATCCTGATTAGGAGCGTCGGCAATCATAGCCTCAATTTCGCTTTGCCATAAAGTAATTTTTCCTTCAAAATCCTTGTTACCTCTTGTGATTTTATGACCTTTTCCACCACGACCACGGAGAACGTTTTTTTCTTGTTTTGCAGTGTATTCGATTTCCTCTATACCTTCAACGATTCTACCACCAAAAGCTATTGAAATATCATTCCAAGAATAGTTTTGACTTTTGTATGTTCCTGCCATTATTCAAGTGTTGTTGTGAATCCTATGTTCACAGTTATGAAATCGCTATATCCAACTGGTAAAAGCTGAAGCTGTACATCAACATTGTTAGATGTTAAAACGTCTTGATTTTGGTCGATGTATGCCTTAACGCCTGAAAGTTTCCCTTCTTCAACCATAAGCCCTTTTAGTTGCTGTTCAATTGAATTTTGCCAGCCTTTAATAATTGCAGGATGAATAGTTCCAGTTTCCGTTACGGGAATTTCATCAGAAAGCTCTTCAACAAGAGTTGTATAAGCGATCAAAACAGCTTCATCCATTACCAAACCTCGTGCAAGACTGTTGAAATCGTCAGTTGATTTGGTTAATGTTTTATCGCCTGTAAAGTAAAAGCCGGACTTATTTGCAAAGCTTCTAAGGAACGTGTAATTTTTGGTATCGATAGCATCCCAAGCGGTGTCAAGAGTCGAAATCGATTCGCCATTTGTAAAGTATGCGGCAAAAGGTTCTACAGCACCATCTTTTACACGGCTAATTTTTCTTTGTGTTGGAATACTTGCTAATCTTCCCAATGCTAAACCGACAGAAGCCTCTTTTGAGCCGTCGTTGTTTGCAATTAGAATCGAAACCTTATTATATTCAGTTGTTGAATAATCTTTAAGGTTTGCAACTGTTCCATCAAACTTATTTCCTGATAATATGACACGTACAGGGAAATAACGATCGCTGAAGTCTTGTGCTAATGCATGAGCTTTTGGAACTGCTAAATGAACATCATTATCAAGACCGTTTGTAATGGTTTCGGTCGTTCCTGATTTTTTCAACAGACCAAGGATTCTGATTTTACCGCCTGAATCAGATAATAATTTTTTTGCAAAGCTTTCGGTTAAATCGGCTTGATCTTCCAAAGTAACTGTTGAAGCAACAAGCATAAACCATAATTCAGCACCTTTCTTTGCTTCATCATAAAAGCTCTTGATGTGTTTGTAAGCAAAGGCATTTGTTCCGGTTTCTTCTATACCAAGATTTACAGCTTCTTCAAGTGAAAATATTTGATAAGAATTGCCTACAGTAACCTTGTTTGATCCGGTAACAGTTGAACCAGTCAAAACGATTCCTGGTATTTTCTGAATGTCCGATTGTAAAAGCCCTAAGCCACTACTGGAGATATTAAATTTTATATTTGGTAAACTCATATCTTATATTAATTTGAGCCATTTCAATGCATAACAAACCGCAAATCCGATTATAAACATCAACAGCATATTTAAGAAAGTAAAACCTTTTTGTTTGGAGCTTTGGGTATTATCTCTTAATAATTTATTCCGGTACTCTTTTTCAAACTGATTTTTTATTTTGGCTACAATTGCTAAACTATCGCATGTGGCAGTAACAGAAATATGATCGGGCAGAATTTCTACTTTGGCAGTTGCATTGCCGTTTTTCTGAGTAAATATTTTAGGCTTTTCAACCTTATTTAAACGGGGTTTAAACACTAATTCAGAAGAAGCAATTTTTAAGCTGGTTTCTGATTTTGGAGTAAATAAAATTGTGTCCTTATAAGTCACAATTTTTTCGTGATTTGTTTCGATCGTGGTCTCAACTTTTTGAGTTTCCTGTCGTTTGGAACGACAGGAAGTCAAAAAGCAAAAACAAACTAACGTAATTAACAGTATTGTCTTATACATCTTTATATTCTTTAATGGCATCAAAACTCGGACATGCTTTGTGAACATTTGGGAAATCCCTGTGACCTTGAATTTTTGCGAGTGGATATTTTACTTTTAACTCTTTTAGCTTTTTAAGCAGTGTTGCTTTTTGAGCAGGTGTCCGGTTGTCAACGGGTTTATTATTTTGATCTACGCCTCCGATGTAGGAGATATTTATAATTTGACTATTAAAACCTTGGACACCGTTTGAAACCTGCTCAATTGGCAACAGCTGAACTAATTCGCCATCGGGCTTGATTATAAAGTGATAGCCGGGCATTTTCCAGCCTAATTGCTTTTGCCAATAGCTTTGAATTGCGCTAATGCTCGTAGTTTGAGAAGTTGCCGTACAATGCACGGCTAAATACTTTATATTTCTTGCCATTTTATTGTGTGATTTTTTGTGTTGCCGCAACTCCTGAAGGCGGAGTCGGATCTTCTTCTTCTTCCTCTTCTTCAATCGTTACATCAATTTGAAGTGGATTCTTTGCGGTTATAATCTCTTTATCTTCTAAAGTGTCACCGTGATTGGTTGCGAACTTTTTAACTTCAAAAAGATAGCCGTCTGAAGAAACATATACTTTTTTCTTCTTTGGATTTTCAGCAAAATAGTTTTCTACTTTTTCGGCAAATGCATCACTAATTATTGACGCATTTACTTGATTTTTTTTCTTGTCTGACATCTTAGTCCAAAATTGCTCCTAAATATTTAGGATTGGTTGCACGAATATTACCTACTAAAGCTCTTTGAGCAAAAGAAATTTCGTCAGCCTGAGTTGCGGCAGTTGCTAAAGTTTCGTAAACTTCAGTATCTCCTAAGCATCTGAAAGTCTCATCTGAACACCAAGTAAATGAGCACATTTTATCGCCAGCCTCTAATACAGAACCGAATGGTTTTTTTACACCAGCGGAAGTGTAAATCGCATTTTTGTTGTAACGGAAAACTTTAAAGCCATACATTACATTAGTATTCAAAATTTCTTTATGAAGTTTCGCATCTTCTTTTTTGATTTTTGCCATGTGGGAAGCAGTCAGACAGATGTTTAGATTCTCAAACATATCCAAGCCATTGTAAAACGCTTCCATATCAATGATTGTATCAATGATAGAACCTGAGCCAACAAGTGCAATTTTGTTGAAGGTATTGTTCTGAGCTGGTGACCAAGAATGCGCTGCTCTTAAACCGATGTTCTTTGCTAAAGCCTTTTTATGGCGCTCTAAAACTGACTGACGTTTATTGTAAGACAATTCGATTTCTTGAAGCTTTCTGTGTCTAGTTCTTTCAGTAGAATAGGTTTTCAATAAAACCTCATTCGGGATATCTTCAATTGTTGCTAACGGTAAATCGTCTTCATTACCAGCAAAATAATCTTCGTGAACGCCCGGCTCTAAACCTGCTTCAGCAAGATGTAACTTATTGTTTTCCACGTACTCTGATTTGTCAGTAGATGCGAAAACAAAACTATTATTCGGGATTGGATTCTCTTGAATACCTGCTACCCATACTTCTTTTTGTAAACCTGCCATTTATATTTTTTTTTAATGATGATTAATTGATTTATTTCTTCTCAGGATGTCTAACCCCATTGGCATAATCCTTTGCTAACTGAGTATATTTCGTTGGATCTTCGTCTCTGATTTTGCCCAATTTAACAGTATCAAATTTTTGCAAATAGTCAAATGTTTCTTCTGTATCAGTTACAGCACCAAAAGCAGTTTTACCTTTAAGGACTACCTCCTTAATTACAGTATGGTTTCCATTTTTGCCAGCTTCCGATTCATGATCAGTGATAAGTTTGCTTAAAATTGCTTTTTGTCCAATTGGATCAGCCTCATAAGCTGATAATTGAACAGCTTTTAAAGCTTCATTCATTAAGCCTAATGAAATGACTTTTTCAATTAAACTTGTACCTTCGTCTTTAGCAAGCTGAGTAATTTTAGTTTCAAGATCCTTAACCTTTGCTTCCGCAGTTTCTTTGGCTAATTTCACAGTTTGAAATGTTTGAATAATGGCACTTTCATCAGCATCAGCGCCTAATGATAATGCAATAGCAATTGTTTTAAAATTTGACATATTTTCAGTTTTATTAGTATTTACTTTGTTTAGTTTTACCGGATCAAACCCAAACTTTGAAAGCTTAAGTGCATCATCATTTCCGCCAATCGGCACAATTGATATTTCAACCAGTTTTGATTTCGTTACGGTTGCATAAAGCTGACCTTCTAAAATCAGTTCAGAATCCATTGAGGTTTCAATAACATCAGCATATATTGAAGTCATTCTTAGATAACCTCGCTGAACTTTTCCAGCAATCTTTTTAGCGAAAGGATCTTCTTCATCAAACTCGATCGTAGCAATTAAATCTGTGCCTTTTACTTTTAGCGCAATGCATCTGCCGACAACCTCACTGCCTCTGTTTTCATCGTCCTTATTTTCTCTTGTGTGTATATAAAGAACTACGGGGTTTCGTAGATACTGTTGGTAATCAATACCGCTTGTGAGAACCCTGAATTTATATTCATTAACATTTTCTGTATTAACTACAAAATCGTACGTCATTGGCAATTATTTTACGTGTTTCTGATTGTTTGATGAGGCAAAATTGAAGCGTTTTTGAAGCAAAAAAAAATACGGGATCAATGGTTGTACTAAAAACAAACAAGCTTTGTATCAAAACTTTACAAGGCTTGGGAAGTAAATTTTTAGAGCCTTATTATATATCGAATTTTGCCTCATGACTGATATATTTTTAAACAAAACAGGGGATTTAGATATTCAAAACGGGGATATTGTAATAGACTATTCAGACAACCAGCATCAAGAGCACATTTTATTGGCAAATAAGGGAGATTACAAAGAGTTTCCTGAGCTGGGTGTGGGAATCAACAACATGCTAAATGAAGATGATTTTTTGCCCTTCTTAATTGAAGCCAAAAAGAATCTTCAGTATGACGGAATGAAAATTAATAACATAAAGTTTGAAGAAAACGGAAATCTAAACATTAATGGGGACTACCAATAAAACAAAAGGCAGAATGACAGCCTCCGAAAGTGATTACAAAAAAAGTCAGGGAAAAGATTTATTTGTCAAGGGTTTTTCTATGACAAATATTGCTGAAATCATTGACGTAGGGATTAAAACATTATCGAAATGGCGTGAGGATTACAATTGGCAGGATGAAAAAGATTTAAATAGTTTAAAACCTTCAACCATTCGAAATCTTACACTTAAAATGGCATTAGCCATTGAAAAAGGAGAGCCACTACCATACAAAGCTGATGATGTTTCAAAAATTGTTGCTGCATTTGACCGTATTTCCGATTCAAAAAAGAAAGCGGTTTATACTATGGAAAGTATAGACGGTTTTAGTCAATGGATGATCGTACAAGCAGGTAACAACACAGGTAAAAAACGAGATGAATTATTGGAAGAAATTAAGACAATTAGACCATACTTCGACAGGTATGTAACCGAACTACTTCAAAATGACTAAAACGGAACTAAAAGAAGCGAAGGAAAGATATTTCATGCTTTCCAAAATGATTAAAGATAGTACGTCTAAATCTTTAGAAAATGAGACTGTAGATCAACAGGAACATAGAAAAAAACATCTATTAAAACCTGAGAACTATGTTGAATTTTTCGATTACTATTTTGGAGTTAATTCAGGAATGCCTTTGGCTGATGCGCCAAGTTCAAAATTTCATCAGGCGAGTTATGAGAAGGTTTTTCATGATAACAAAATTAGACAATTTCGTCAATGGTTTAGGGGTGCGGCAAAATCGATTCATACAAATGTTGGTAACATATTACACCTAAAAGAAAATGACGAATTATTCTTTGCAGTGTTAATTGGTGCTAATGAAGGGCTTTCCAAAATCCTTTTAAGTGATTTACAAATGCACTTAGAAAGTAATGAGCGAATTATTAAAGATTTTGGATCTCAGTTGAGTTATGGTAATTGGGCAGATGGCGAATTTCAAACTAAGGACGGCAGATTTTTTAAAGCATTAGGTTTAAACCAACCTTTTAGAGGACTTCGTTTCGGTCAATATCGTCCTGATTTCGCAAGTGTTGATGATTGTGAAGACAGAGATCGAGCCAAAAACCCTGTTATGATTAGAAAGTACGGCGAAAAAATAACTGGAGATTTAAAAAAAGCTTTTCACAAACAAAGAGGTCGTCTTATAATTCCAAACAACTATATCGTAAAAGATGGTTTAATTGATTTTCTAACAGATAAATTCAAAGAAAGTAGTCATTATGATTTAAGTAAAGTCGATTTGGCTACAAAGAATATAACGAAAGAAAATTGTCGAAAATTAACTAATTGGAAACCTTCATGGGATGAAAGATATAGCAGAGAAGACGTAATAAACATTGTTGAAGATGATGACTTTTACACATCTCAAAGAGAAGATTTTAATAACCCAGTTGAGGAAGGAAAGTTATTTAAAGCTGATACCATAATTCATACTCGTATAGCTGAAAACGAAGTTTTTGACGGTCTTTTGGATCACTGGGATTTATCATATACAGGTACAGGAGACTATAAAGCAGGAGTTCTTTTAGGAATCAAAGGAATTAAGCTGTTTGTTTTAGAAGTTTTTTGCCAAAAATGTGAAATAAACTCAGCAATGGAAGTCAGATACAAATGGTTTAAAAAGTATTTAAAGAGAGGTTATAACATGATGGGCTTCTTTGATGCAACAGCGGCTCAACAGGCAGTTTATACACCAATTATTTTGCAGTCTGCTGAAGACAATAAATGTCCAAATATTCCAATGCCAATGCATCAGGATGGCGATAAACATAATAGAATTGCAGCAGGTATTGGTAATGCTTTATTTAGAAAAATACTTTTTTGGGATGAGACTTTAAAGGAACGTTCAGATGATTATGAACTATTCATGAAATTGATTTTAGCATTCGAAAAAGGAATCGCCACGGGTGATGATCCTGCTGATACTTTAGAAAGAGCAATCACTTTAGCTCAAACTTTTTTTGGGTACTCTACAGAAGAAAACAACAGCAGTACGAAACCACTTATAGGTAAACAAAAAAAGAAACGCAGAGTATGACACCACGTAAAGAATTATTCATAAAAGTAAAAGAAAGTCTCGCAACTTTATCCGAATTAGAACTTATCGATTTACAGCGAAAACAGTTCAGTAATGGAAAAGAAAACTATCCAAGTTATTTTACGGCGGCACTTATAGAAATAAGGTCAATTACATGGGCAATGATGGTTGAGCAAAAGCAGGAAGGAAATTGCACACTCGATGTTACATTTTATTGCAAAGATGGCTGGATGGAACAGTACAACAATACCTCAGATCCTGAACACGGTTTAATTGAAATTGACATTATTGACAAGATAGTCGAAAAACTTCAAGGTTTTCAAGGGGATCAATTTAAACCATTGAATCTTGTAAATGAAGAACCAGTCGAAGAAGGAGAAGAAATAATGAGCTACAGACTTTCTTTTGAAACTATGATTTACAGATCCGTAAATCCCAAATACAATTATAAAAAACTCAAAATAACTGAATGATATGTTTTTAGAAAAATCCGAATTACAAACTGTGGGAGTTGAGGAAATCATTAATAAAATTATCAATAGTGATGATGCTATTGTTAATGAAATAATTGAGGAAGATATCGACCTCGCAAGCGGTTATTTATTCCAGTATTACGATGTTGAGGCAATATTTAACGCAACAGGAGATGATCGAAATAAAACATTATTACGACACTTAAAAGGGCTGGTTATTTTTGACATATACACCCGAAGAAACAAGGCAATTAACGAGGTTACAAAATTACGTTATGATGAAGCAATGTTGTGGCTTGAAAAAGTTTCTACAGGTAAATTAAAGCCGGACTTACCGCCAAAGAAAATAGATACTGACGGAGATGGAAATCCCGATAGTCCGGCTACATTTTTGAAATTGGGAAGCCGAAAAAACTATCAAAATGGCTGGTAGTTTAACTGATCTGCAAAATCTGCTTAATCAAGCCGCTAAAGAACTGCCCGATAAAGCACTTAGAATTATAGGCGTTGAAGGTTTAAAGTTTATTAAGAAGAATTTCAGGGATCAGGGTTTTAATGATACCGGACTTGAAAAATGGCAGAAAAGAAAAACCACTGATAAAAACGGTAGGGATTTAACGAGGTATTCAACAAATAGAAATGGAAGAAGTGCCGGAAGCTTAACCAAATTTGGACTTCGAGATGTTAATCGGGCAATTTTAGTTGGACATGATACCGGAGGCGACAAACTTATAAACTCCTTTAAATACAATATAATCAGAGCCAGCAGTCAGGTAAATTTTAGAACTACAAAGAAATATGCAGGACGTCACAACGAAGGTCTTGACGGAATGCCTAAACGTCAATTTATGGGTAAGTCCAAATATTTAGATAATCAAATAAGCCAAAAAATAAAAAAAGAACTGGACAAACTCCTAAGATAATATGAAATCAATTTTTAACAAATTACAAGAGAAAGCAAAAATAGCTATCAGCAACAGCAGATTAAATTTTTCAGGAAATGCCTTTGGTAAAACGGTAAGTTTATCCGGTAAAGATTCAGAAAATATAAGTAAGATCACAAATCTTATGGTTGATGTAATTAGAAGACAGCGCCGTTTGTGGCGAAAAGAAATTACAGATTGGCAAGCGGCAAGATATGCCTTCTATCAATCAGAAATACCTAAGAACTACCAAATGCAGGAAGTTTATGATGATACCTTATTAGATGGACATTTAACGGCTGTTACAGAAGATCGCACTTTAAGAACAACAAATAAGAATTATATCTTTACTATTAATGGAATTAAAGATGATAGACTATCAGAATTCATTGAAGACAAGGAATGGTTTGATATGGTTCTTGATGAGGCGCATAAATCAGTCTACAGAGGTGAAACCTTTATTTTTATTAAAGATTTTGATAAAGGTAATATTAGAGAGGTCGAATTGATTGATCGAGGTCTCCATATTCCTGGACAAAAAATACTTTTATCTGATATCAATGCTAACAGCGGAATTGATGTTTCTGAGGTTAATGACGTTTTGCTATATGCCAAATTTTACAACAATATTGGAATACTTGAAAAAGCTGCAGTTTATACAATATTAAAACGCCATAGTTGGGGAAGCTGGGATGAGTTTGAAGAATTATTCGGTGTGCCAATTAGAATTGCAAAGATAGCTTCACAAAGTGATGCTGTAAAAAATGAAGTAGCTAATTGGCTTGAAGAAATGGGAAGTGCCGCTTACGGAGTTTTCCCAATTGGTACAGAAGTCGAAATAAAAGAGAATTCTAAAACAGATGCTTTTAATGTATTTTATATGAAAATTCAAGCATTAGACAAAGAATTGTCAAAATTGATTTTGCATCAAACAATGACTACTGAAAATGGTTCTAGCAGATCTCAGGGTGAAGTTCACGAAAACACATTGGAAGAAGTTGTAAAATCTGATAAAAAGAAAATGCTGTCTTTTTTAAACAAAAGACTTGTTCCGGCAATGCGGATGATTGGTTACAAAATTCCCGAAAATGCAAAGATCACTATTGAAAAAACTGTAGATCCAAAAGAGCAGATAAAAATCGATACTGAATTAATGGGTAATGGTTACGTTCTTAAACAACAATATGTTGAGCAAACTTATGGTGTCGAAGTTGAAAGAATGCCGTCTGAAGATAAACCGCTAAAAGAAAAGACTGCCACGGGAAAGGCTTAAGCCTGCTAAAAATGCATTATCGTTCCCACTGCTGTGATCACGAACACAGCTCAATTGAATTGAAAAGTGATAATATTTTTAGCAGGCTAATTGAAAGCTACATTCGTGAAGTATTTGACGGTGTATTGGGAAGCAAAGGAGCTACAAACAAATTATTTCAATATTACTTCGATCATTTAAGCGAGGCTTTAAATGTCGGTTATAATACTGATTCAGTATTTTATGATACAGATCTTGCACGCTCTTTAAAAAATGATATTGCATTATTTTCCGCATTTAAAGAAACTAGCTTCAGAAAACAATTAGAATCATTTCTAACTGAAAGTGGCGAAGTTGTTCCTTGGAATAAGTACAGAAAAAAAGCATTAGAAGTAAGCGAGGAATATAATGTGCGCTACTTAAAAACGGAATATCATCATACAGTCGCAACCGCCAACAATGCAGAAAGATGGAAAAGTTTTGAAGCTGATTCGGATTTATATCCAAACTTGAAATACGTCGCAATACATGATTCGAGAACACGTGAGAAACACCGTGCTTTAGATGGTATTATATTGCCAATAAATCATCCATTTTGGAAAACGCATATGACTCCGATTGATTGGGGTTGTCGATGCGATGTTGAGCAAACAGACGAAGAACCTAGTGATTTCGTACCTGATTTTGATATTAAAAACAGCTTCAAAAACAATGCAGCTTTAACTGGAAAAATATTTGGTGAAATTGCTTATAAAGAAACTTTAAATAGTGATGAAATAAAAGAAGCCGAAGAAATGGCAACTACACTATTAAGTTCTTAAATAAACTGAAATAAGGAAATTTGAGAAGTTTCTACTGGTTTTGCATTATCATTGTAGATCCCTTCATAATTGATTATAGCTTCAACAGTTCTGTTGGCTAAAAAGGTTTTGTTGCCAACCTCTTCAATAATAGCATCAATACGCCATTTAGGATTTTTTGCCTGTAGATCGTAGAAAAGCTTTCTTACTTGGTTGTTTCTTTGGGTAAGTCTTTCTTTGCGTGTCATGTGGCAAATATATGTAAGTTATTTCTATTTTCAAACGGACTTAAACCCCAAAAAAAAAACCACTTTTTACAGTGGTTTTTTTTATACCTTAAGCTTTTCAAAGTACACTTTAAATTCGTCTATCGATTTAAATGTATTATTTATGACTGCAATGTATGGTTTACCATTATTAAAGTAAAACTTTGCTACATCTTGACCAGTTAAGAGAGAAACATCTGCATTTCCGGCGGGAGCTGTAAAATTTTTACTTGTCTGCCAAAACTCAACAAAAAATGAAATCAATCGATCCTTTGAGCCTGTTATTTTTAGATTCTTAATTGTATACACATTGTCAATCAATCCGACATCGTAACTAAATATCAGTTTCTCATTTCCTGATTGACTGATTTTGTCTGTATAAGTTATTGAGTATGTACCGCCATTGTGAAGTAATTTTGTGTTGTCACTTTTTGTGACTGTCATATTCATTCTATAAGTTAAAAATTCACTTATATTATTTGAAATGTAATTCATGTCGAAATAAGTGATTTGACTTGTAAAGGCGTATGGATCATTCACAACATTTTTAGCCGGATAGTATGGTGAGACATCTTGAGCTTTGCAAGTTATTGAAATTGTAAAAATGCCTATAATTATTATCCTATTCAGAAAAATATTTATTTTCATGTTATTATTTTATTGATTAATTATTCTATTGTCATTTCTTTGATTACTGAATATAATTGTTGTCCTAAAGATGTTAGAGTGTAATTATTATGCTTCATTTCAACTAACCCTAATTCTGTTAGAATAGGAAGTCGGTCTTCAGGAATGTGAGTTACATAATTTAAATTATAATAACTTTCTCCCATCTGCTTAATAATTCGAATATCAAACTTATCTAGTTGTACTATAACTTCTAATATAATTTTAATTGAAGTGAAATTACTCTGACTTTCGTTCAGACTTACAAGTAAGTCTGAAATTTTTTGATTTTTTGATTCTACAGTTTCACTAAATGTATTATTAGCCTCCTCTAATTTTTCCGTAAGGTTTGAAACAATTTTATTATTAGTACCTTCTATTTGATTTTTAGATTCTTCTAAAGATTTTATTTGATCCAAAAGAGCTTGTCTATCTTTATTTCCACTTTCAGCACTTTTTAATTGAAATTCTTTTTCAGCATGCACGATTTTTTTATCCGTAGTAAAACCTTTATTTTGGTAGATATTAGCTATTCGCTTTCGCTTCATTGGCATTAATATATAGTCTAAACCGATCATAATTAAAGGGATTAATACTGTATAACCAATTGAAATACATATTGGAAGAAGTATTTTCCATTTGGTATTCATGAACTCAATTCTTTCCTCAATTGACATGTCAGAAAAAGACAAAATAAAAATCGGCTGCCAATTGCATACAAGAAAGGAGCAAATAAAAGCACCTATAATTGGATTTTTTATTCGTTCTTTTGCTGTATCATTTAATTCTTTAAATAAATCTGGAAATGTCATCATTAATTTAATTTATAAATCAGAATAATTTTGCTGATTCAATTATATCTAAAATGTTCTGACCATTAAATGTTATAGAGTATTTACTTAATGATACTTCTTCAATTAATTTATGCTTTTTTAATCTTTCTACAGAAGTATAGTCATAAATCGAGTGGACTGTTTTCTCTTTCTGATCAGGTTTGTCACGGAGTTCATCTAAAATTTTAATATCCTCGGCATTTAAATCACTTATTATGCGAATACTATTATAAGCGTTATAGAGATCATTACTGACTGTCCTTTGAGAATTTTGTAGTTTTTGAATCTGTTGTGTGTTTTCTCCAATAGTAGCTTGATAAGAATTAATGGTTGAGTTCAAATCCTTTATTATTTTTGAATTACCGTCATTTGAATCAAGAAGTTCATTTTTTAAAACCGTGATTTCTTTCTTTAGTAAATCTTTTTCTTTTATCATTTCTTCACGATCCTTATTTCCACTTTCTATGCTTTTAAGTTCAAATTCTTTTTTTGCTAGTTCAATTTGCTCTTCAGTTTTATGGTTTTTATGAATATAAAAATTTGTGATTTTTTCCTTTTTTGGATCTTCTAGATTTTTGTCAATTAGTACCATTAATAATGGTACATAATTCGTATAAATAACTCCGAATAATATTGGTAGTAGAATAGCTAAGGGATAACAATAAACATGATTGATAACTATAATTTTCTCTTCTATAGGTTGCTCAGAAAACAAAAGAAAGATAATTGGTCTCCAATTGTAAATGAGGAAAGAAAAAAGGATTGAACTAAAAAGCGGATTTTTTATGCGTTCTTTCGATGATTCTATTAAATTACTAAATAAATCGGCAAATGTCATTCGTTAGTTTTTTTTGAAAACAAACATAATAAAAACAGCTTAATAATACTATTATTATTACAAATACAAAATACAATCATTCAGTTTTAAGAATATTGCTTATGTTTGCTGGATAGATAAAATATTATGGTTATACTCGATTTCATCATTAATTTCATTGCAAATGCAATGACGATTGTCACAGCTGGTCTGGCAATCTATATTTTCATAACCAATAAGGATAAAATCAAAACTGCATTTAACTTCATACTGAATTATTCAAATCAAATCACTTTATCTGATTTGAAATACAAAATTGAAAAAATTAATGATTTTAGAACGACAATTCCTGAGCAAAAGGAAGAAGTTATAAACCTTCTCCATGATATAGAAGGTCATATATTAGGAAACAAGTTTCTAAAAGACAAACTACCTGATCAACTTAAAAAAATTAATAATTTTACTCGTAATCCAGCAAAATTAGAAGAGCCTCAGAAAAGAAGCTTAGTAAGTGAACTTAAAGAATGTGTACGTAATTTAGATGTCTCCAATTTTGGCGACACAATATCACAATAATTTATAAGAATATGAAAATAGTTTTAGTTTTAAACACCATTATAGCTCAAAGAGAAAAGATTTCAAATGTAATTCCTGAGGAGAATGAATTTTACTTTTTGTATGATAATAAATATAAGTGGTCTATCAAAAAAATTCTTGGTGATTGGGATGATGAATTCATAGTTGATTTTTTTCCTGATGCTAAAAATGAAATAATACCAGACACTATAGATCAAATTGCGAGTAATCGCAAATGGGGTATAAAAGTAAATTACGCTAGATATAGTACTAAAGAAATAGGAACGAAAGAAGCCTACGAGACTTTCAAAGATTTGTATGATATTCTATTTAATGTGGTTTACGGAATTGATGATATCTTTAATGATATAATTGATATTTAGTAATTCACAATCAGTTAAAATTAAGCAATAAAAAAGCGACTCACCTAATTGTGAGTCGCTTTTTTATTGATCCCACCAACGCTGGTGAATATAAACTTCAGCATAAGGAAACCTTTCATTTTGCTTGTTTTTTTCCTTTATATATTCAGGTGTTCTTAAAAATAGCCTAATTTTTTCTGCTTCTTTTAATTTGTTAAATCTTTCAGTAACTATCTTCTTTTTTGATAAAGGATTGTATGGATACAATTTTAAAAAGTTTGCAACAGATAGATCCGGCTCGCCAATTTCAACCGTCGTTGTTTTATAATTTTTTGACCACAATTTAATATGATCTTCTTTCCATGGAAATTTACCATCGAGATAAAGAAACTTCTCTTGTTTAGTTGTTAAATCACCATCTAAAACACTGAAGAATATTAAAACACCGTTTAAATTGTATTTAAACTGCCAAATATCGCCTGATTGCATTTTTACGGTATATGTTCTAACAAGACTCATTTCAGTAAGTATTTAATTGGTTTAACATGTACGAAATTTTGCGCAATGGCTACAGCTTCTTTTCTTAGTCGCGTGTCAGTTTCAAAAATCGTTTCGGTCTTTGATACCGGTCTTCTTTTCTTGATATTCTTATGCATTACACTAATTTTTGATTTAAAAGATTAATTGTGTTTTGAATTTGAAGCCTCATAAAATCATCTTGAACATATTTAATTTGATCAATTAAAATAATTTCTAACATATCAGCTTCATGATGTTTGAAAGTGATCTTTACCTTTTTTTTTGCATCAAACAAAGTCGATTGTTTTTTAAATGAACTCGCTTTTGATTCGATTTTATCAAGTACATCAATTGCAATTGACAATGTTGATTTTTCCTTTCTTGTTTGTGGTTTTGTATTGTTTATTGGTTGTAATGTTGCGCTTATTATAATATACACTTCCGGCGCAAGTTTCAAATCTATTTTCATATACAATCTGTTTTAGGTTCTGATAATTGTTTTTCACAATCTTTACAAATGAGTACTGTTTTTTCAGAGGTTGCGACACTTTCAATAACTCTCAGTACTCGATTATTGTGTGGGCATTTTTCTACTTTAAAACTGTTCATGATATTACAATTGCATTCATAATTATTTAAATTTTTTATTTATAATTGAATCGAAGCATGAAATGATAGTTGAAAGCTCGACGACTGTCATTTTTTTAAGGGGCTTGCTAACTGGTGAATTTTCGCTCTTTAAAAAATCACTCAATCGCTTGATATCAGGTATTTCACTATTGTTTTTTGACTTTGTAATCCATTGTAATGTCCGCAATTGTGACAGTATTGTTCTGTGTTGTTTATTCTTATTATCAAAGAATCCCCAATTATTTTCTTGTAATGTTTGATTTCCTAGAACTATATTTGCCAGTTCTGTTTTAGGCTTATTGTAATCATCAATTGCGGAACCTGAACCAGTATATATGTATGCTTTTTTCATAATTATTTTTTACTGTTTTGATGATGTTTGTAAAGCATTTTAATTCGGAAGAAAAGCCACTCCTTAAAAGTGGCTATTCGTGTCCAATTTGTTAGCACAATTACGATTACTAACAAAACGATTGTACTAAGATTTGACTGGTTCATTATGAAAATCGAATTGATAACCTGAAACAAAATCGACTGAACTTAAAGAAAGTGGAATCGATACTTTAGAACCATCATCTTTAATGGTTGAAGCTTCGCAGAAATAAACCGATTTTTGAGGCTTATAAGCTTTCGAAATAATATCAACGCCATCAGTAAATTCATCATTATTAAATTCTTTTGTAAGTTTTTGAAGTTCTAAAACCCTACTACCTTTTAAGTTTCCTTTTGAGTCTTTTTTAAGGAGATTAAAAACCATTTTAACAAGAGAGCCTGACGCTTCATCCTTTGCTAGAGAAGATATATAATTTTCAACTTTTGCTATTCCAGTGTTAACTGTATCATCCCAGCCGTCATTGATTCGGAAACCTAATGTTATTTCGCCTTCTTCACTTGAAAATGTATGAGACATTTGTTTTTCTTTAATTCCATAGAGATTAGCTTTAATTTGGAGTACATTTTCAAAATATTTAAAAGCTTCTGTTTTTGCTTTTGACAATGTTTCCGATGCTATAGCCAGTTCAAAAAGCACTTTAGGAACAGTTTGTTCAACAAGCTCTTTATATGCTGTTCTGTCTTCTGCTGTTTTAGCCGCTTTTTCAGCAAGTGCCGCTTTTAGTTGTGCAGGGGTAAAACTTGATAAATTTATATTTGATTCTATAGTGTTTGAATTCATATTAATTAGATTTATTTAGTAATTTCTTTTATAGGTTTTATGCCAGTTGGTTTGTTTTATGATAATAACACAGGCGTTTATCTTGTCTTCAATTTTTTGAGAAACTTTGTAATTTCTTACTTGTTTTTCATTGATTTCACCGTTTTTGTGTGAGATAAAATCTCTTAGGGATGCTCTTTCCTGACTTATGCAAATTTTTTCACCATCGGTTAGAATGTTTCGTTTTCTATATAGTGTCACGCCTTTAATTTCAACTGGAATATCTTCGAAAAGAAAAGAGTTTATTACATCTAGGAAGTTTAAGCGGTTTTGAACTTCGTGTTCGGTCATATAGGTGTTTAGCATTTTGTCTTTTGTTCTATTAGTTTATCAATAATATTTCTTAAGTCTCGTTGTATTTCTAACTGATTTGGGTGAGTTGGATTATCAATTAACCATTGCTCTAATTCTGCTTTTTTGTTTTTCAATTGTTGTGTTGTCATAATTAATTTTGTTGTTCGATTGGGATTAAAATTTTACGACCATTGATTTTTATTGGTTGTTCTTTTTGTTCTCTTTTTTTAGCAAAATCAACTAATGATTTGGGGAAGCGAGACATTAATTTTGCAATACATTTACAATAAAGCCAATCTCTATCACGTCCTTTGATTTCAGGATCTTCAGATATTGTCATTTTAAAAATTAATTCTTGTTTTCTTAGTTCAAGTAAAAACCATTTATTTACTGCTGAACTCGATAAAACCTTTTGAAATTCTACCGCATTCGTTACGACGCTGTCAACCCAATACATCCAAAAAGCGAGAATTAGGTCTTCTTTACTTTTGCATATTTCTAAATGGCTCATTAAATAATCTTCTGGTGTTTCTTTTTTAATTGTTAGTTTCATTTTTAAGTGTTTAAATGCTGTTTAAATAATTTCTTTCCAATATTTAGCCGCTTTCTGAGCCCATATAACAAATGGCTCACCGCCTCCGTTTAATCTTCCATCAGGAAATAATTTGAATCCTTCAACCCATAATTTCAAATCGACATCAAACATTATATCGTCAGCCAGTGATCCTTTGGGTAGTTTTCCTTTAGCTTGTGAAATCCAAATAATTCCTTTTCCTTTTTTGAGCATCAGTTCTTTTAATTGATAGTACTGTGCTTTAGTTATTCGTGTGTACTGGACAGAGTCGATAAAAAGAAAATCCGGTGATTTCGGTTTGCTCATTCGTTCAATTAAGTCATCAAATGGCTCACGATCTAACAGAATGAACGAATTTCCTAGAGTGTCCATGTGATTTCTTATAAGAGCTTGCTGAATAGTTGCCGAAAGCCCTTGTTCCAAAGAATCGTATGCAACCTTTCCAAAATTTGTTAAATACTTAGCAAGTTTTATCGCTGCTTCGGTTTTACCATTCGTTGTATTTCCCCATATAATTGCTGAAAAGGCTTTGTCAGGTTTTCCAAGTGTTGCCTCCCAATCGCCTGAGAAGGAAAGCGGATTAAATTTTTTAGAAAGAACATTTGAAACTGAATAAGCTCTATTGATCTTCTTTATTTTGGTCATATTTTCTTTTGATTCTATAAATTGTTGCATCATGTACTCCGTAAGCGCTTGCGATCTCTTTTATTGGTTTATTACTCTTAATTAGTTCAGTAATTTCCTCCGTATCTTCAAGCTTTAATTTCTGTTTAAATACACCTACACCATTGGAAGAACCTTCTTTCCATTCTAAATTTGAATAATGATTATCTGCTAGATCATTAATTTTACTTACTCTTAAACCTGTATTCGCTCTTAAACCATTCCAAGCTTCACAAACCAATTTTGAGACTGAATGAGCTTTGTTTATAAAATTTACTTTTAAAGTGGGATTCTTGCGATTTTTATCATTTACAAAAGGTTTTAATAAAACACCTTGATAGTAAATTTCAGTGCCATCTTCATTTATTCTAAGTCCAGCGATAAGGGGGTGATTTCTAAATTCCATTAAGATGCTCTTTTATGTGAAAAAATTAATCTTCTTACTCTACGTACATCACCATCGCATTCTTTTGATATAGTTCGGATAATGTCTTTTTCTTCAATACCGTTAGCAAGGCAAATGTTTTCAACATCACTATAGCCAGTTCCTTCTAATTCAATAAAGCGAAGTCCAACACGGCTATAAATTTCTCTGTATCCTTTTTTCTCCATTGCAACACCTCTTTTAATTCGTTTCTCTAAGAAGTGAGTTGCCATAAGTACAATTCCACAATGATTTTCAAGTGCGTTGTAAAGAGTGATAAAGAATAAAAGAACATTGTCCGCAAGTTTATCAGCTTCATCTAAAATGATAACCGGAGATTCTAAAGACTTCAAAAGTTGTACTGCTTTATGCATCATTTCTGGCAACGTCAATCCTGCATGATCTTTTCCCATTTTACCCAGTAACTCACGAAGAAACCAACGCTTATCCCAGTATTCATTGCATGATAAAACAAAGGCGTTTTTGTTTTCTTCTTCATATTTTTTTGCTGTTTCCGATTTTCCAGCTCCCGCTTTTCCAGTTATAGCCATTACAAGGGCGAATTGTTGACTATCATTAAAAAATTGTAATAAATCTTTTGAGTTACGTGTTTCAGCATAATTCCAGCCATTGGCAGTCACTCCAACGTACTTTGCCACTTTTCTCCACATTTCGTCTGAAATCAAGTCCCAATTGTGATTTCGCATTTGTGATAATAATGCGGCTGATACTCCAGCCATCCCTGCTGCAACTTTATTTGCAGATCCTTTTTGGATAATAAATCTCTCTAATGCTTCTACTGTTTGTATTTTGTTTTGATGTGTCATTTTTATAGGTTTAATAAGGGTTTAAATAATGTTTAAAAGGTTTTTAATAGCGTGAATAAAAGCTCGATGCGTCCGCTTCCATCTGTTGTTCTTTTGGTAAATGCCCTTGGAACTTGACTAATAATTCCTGTTCTTCAATCAAGCTTTCTCGACTGATTCCGGTACGCTGAATTAATCTTTCATATGCTTCGTGGTCTCGCTTCAATTCTAAATCACGAACAGAAATGTCTTGAAGGAGTAAAGCTTTTGAATTATCTTTCATTAAGACAGGGATTGATTCATGCATTCGTTTAGATTGAGCATAAGCAATAAATTTCTTTTCTCCTGAGTGAGTCAATTCGTATAGTCCAACAAATTCATCCAGTCGTTCGGGGTCATATCGAACTATGAGGTTTTCGCCAACATATTTTTGTCTAAAATTCAGATCAACGTTATTTGTTTCGTCATAAACTTCATAGATGTAGTCTTTACCTTCAACAGTTAGAGGCATGCCGTGAGCGTAATACTTTTTAGCCTTAGTTTCGTCAATCCAAAACATTGATAACTGATCCATAATTCCAATTTCTTCACGGTGTTCAGTTTCTTGGTTATACATCTCTATTCTGCTATATTCCCAATCTTCCTGTTTTCCTTCATTCCATTTGTTAACTAATGTTTGGAATATTTTATTAAATTCTTCAACAGTTGGTAAAGCTGATTTGTACTCGACGATAAAATCTGTGTTTGGCTTGTTTGTTGTTTTTTTGACCTTAATACTCTGTTTGTCAGAAAACCACATTTTAGAAATTACTTGCTGTTGCAAACGGTTAAAAATTTGTTCTGCCGGACTTGATTTTCTTCCAACCTTGTGACTGTAATGAGTACCGCCTTGCGCTGGTAGTTTATCATATAGATCTTGCATTCGTCCTGAAGTGTGACCCGATTGTTTATCGTATGTAAACAAAAATGGTCGACAACCGGCATCATTTACAGCCATTTTAAGCGCTCTAAAGTGTGAAGCGTGATTTTCAGTGTAAGCAATATCCCAACCAATAATTTTTTCGCTGTAAACATCGAAAACAACGTTTATTTTCAATTCCGCAGCCATTTTCTGTTTGTTGTTTGCAAAGTGTACCAAATCCAGCTTCGTACCGTCAATTGCCCACCATGCATTTGGAAACCATTCTGAACGTTTTCGTGAAACTGTGTGACCAAAGTGTTTCATGTATTCATCTCGACCATCACGTGCTAACATCCAAATTCTTTTTTGCTCTGTTTTATCTAACCATGTACCTATAGCACGTTCAGTCAAAGTTTTCCAACCTTTAGATTCACGAACAGAATCATAAATTTTTAATACTTCAGAAATGGTATATTTTACAGGTAGACAATATTGAGACATTATGAAATCGGCTACGTCATCGATAATTTTAGATGGATTATTATTCATCCATTTACCTGAAACTATTGAACTATAACCTTCAAGGTCATATTTTTGGATTGCTCTTTTGAACGAAATAACATTTTTATAGCGTGTGTGCATCCATGTTTCAGGCAAATTGCTAATTGCTTCTAACATTCGTTCCCACATTTGTTTTCTTCCTCCGAAACGTTTTTGAACAACCACATTTGTAGAAATGTGCTTTACAGTGTTAAACATTATTGCTTGATGTGTGTACTCTTTTTGTTTTTCTTCCGGTAAATGAGATCCATTTTCTAAGAGATAATCACGAAAATATTGCTCTGCTTTATGATCCCAGTCCATATAATCACTAAACACGATGTTTTTTACACTGGCGTATGGATCAATTCCTTTTTCACGAATCACCTTTTTAAAACGATCAGGAATCGATTCGTAAGCTACTAATGCTTTACGTCCATTTCCGCCAGTAGTTACTTTTTTTATTTTTCCCTGAGAACACAAGTATTTATAATTAGCTTCTGACATTATGCCTTCATTATAAAGCCAAGTACTAGCTACGCAGAGAGTGTTGTGCTGAAACTCAAACATACTTTTCGGGTAATTAAATGTTATTTTTTATGTCTTGGATAGCTTGTTCTCTACTGGTTATTATTTTATCCAGTGCATTGTAAGCTTCAACATTTCCACGAAAGAATCTTTTTTTTGCTGTGTCTGGACTACAACTCATTGCAGTTCCGAGTGTTGTAAAATCTCCGTACTGCAATCTTTTCTCTAGAGCATTAATTTCTTCCTTAGTTTTTAGTCCGTTTGTTAGGACATTGTTTTTTTTCTCCATAGTTTTGTCTTGTTGTCGTGACAAATATAGATAAAATATTATCCCAAAAACAAAATATGGATAAAAATATATCCCTTATAAAGGAAAGAATATTACAATTCGCTGAATTTAAAGGAGTTGGAAAAGAAAAATTTATTGAAAATTTAGGTATGACCTATGGAAATTTCAAGGGAAGACAAAAATTAACTTCCGTAAATTCTGACTTATTAGATACACTTTTATCTAAATACCCTGAAATTAACATGGAATGGTTGATTTCAGGACATGGAAGTATGCAAAAAAGTACAAGCATTAAAAATTTTAATGATGAGGATCGTGATTTCGACTTTACCATTAAATTAAGTGATGAAATTCATAGCGAAGCAAAACTTTTTGATGACAATCAAGAACCTGAAATCCTTCAAAATTCAAATGGAAATAAATATTTTGTTTATCCTGATGGCACAATTAGAATTGAAGTTTTAAAAATACCATTTCAAGCATATGCCTCTTATGTAGAGTGTTATCATGATGAATTAGTCCTTAAAGATGAATTTTCAACCATGACCTTTAAGGTTGATCACATTGGTAGAGGGCATTATTTGGGATTTGAATCAGTAGGGGATAGCATGTGGAATGGTGGAGGCTATGACACACCTTCCGGCGCTGATATGCTGGGTCGAGAAATAGGTAAACATTTATGGTCAAATGGATTCCATAGTACAAAGTATGGCTTTGTAATTATCGGAAAGAAAGGGATTTGGCACAAAGATATAACCGAATTAAAAGAAAATGGAAAGATTACGTTATCATCTAGAAATCCTGACTCTAAATCATTTGATTATCCTTTAAATGATGTATTTCAGATATTTCACGTAATAAAACGATCTTTTTAAGCGTAATTACTTGTAAATTAATACTTTAAATAAATGCTTATCTGTACTAAAAAGGGCATTATCCCCTATGGTACGGATATTTTTTTATCCATAAAAGACATGTTTTAGTTAACATCTGTATTTACATAGATAGAAAAATATCTTTTATCCTAACTGCAACACTAACCCCAACACTAACTGCAAAACTATTTGTTTATGATTTTAATAATATTTAAATCAGTCTGCTATTAGTGCAAAAAAAGCTGTTTAAAATTAATTTAAACAGCTTTTAAATGGTTTTTAAACCTTATTTTATGGTATTTAAGGGCTTTATTATGCTATAATTTGAATTAGTAGCACTTTACTTCGTTTAAGGTGTTTAATTATGGAAATAAAAAGGTATATAAAAGGTACTTATTTTACTTTTCGTTTTGAGTTGGCTTCAGGACTATTTGGCTCTAACAACCTTATTTTACTGGTTTTTTTGGGTTTTTTATGTTTTGACTATTGATACTTTTGGTTATACCCCCTATACTGTCGGGCTTTCGCCTCCGCCGCGGCGGATTAGCTCTATCCCTCACGCGGTACCAAGTTACACGAGTAATTTTCTATTTCATTGATTTGAACTGAAGCAAAGTATCATCAATTATATGCTCAATCTCCAAAAAGTTGTCGCAGATTTTTAAAATTTCTGCCTGATAATTTTCCAAATCTAAACGAATCCAGCCTTCCATTAAAGTCAGCGGACCGTAATTTGTGCTGACATTCGGCCATTTTTGGCTGTAATTTTCAAAAAGATTCCTAAATTTTTCAGCAAATTTTCGGCTTTCTATAGCATAACCTTTTAGCTTTCTCAACTTTAAGGCATGAATATTATACATGATTTTTTGTTTCTGAATACTGGAATCATTAACCCAAACAGAAAAGAAAATTCTCGATTCAGCTGTCAAAGCTTCCTTTGGATCATTTGCCCATGGTTTTTTGTATAATTTTATAAAAACAGAATCCAAATAAACACCAACAGAAACCTCAACTGATTTTTCGTTTAGAAGCTTTCGATCAAGTTGATCTGCTATTTTTTGAAAGTTTTCCAGATAAAACGGAGTGTCCAT